ACAACTTTGCTTGTTTTTTCTTTTCTGGCAAAACACCTTTTTGACCTTTTACAGCAAAAGTTTGTGTTTCTTGTGGGTTTGTCATCTCAACTTCAATGCCGCCAGTTTTGAAACCGTCTTTATTGATAAATTTGTTGTGATCGACTACCACTTTTTCACCATTTCCTACTTTTTTCATGTTCGTTTCCTTTTTTTGTTAATGCCGGCCTCTGAAAGTGCAATCGCGATAGCTTGTTTACGACTTTTTACCTTCTTTTTCGAGCCGCCAATATTGAGTTTGCCTTTTTTAAACTCTCTCATCACCTTTTTAACTTTTTTTTGAGCTTTTGTCGACATTTTTAACTCTCATCCTCTATGCCAATGACCGTATTGCCTGCTCCAGACTTAGCAAGTGATACTCCGGCTCTTAATTTTGCTAATTTTTCGTTTTGTTCAAGCTTTTCTTCTTGTGTATCCTTATTCATCATCGCTCTCATACGATCTAAATCAATTCTAGCCTTGCCTTCTCGCTCTTTTCTCTCATTTTCCATAGCTCTAAGGTCAACTTCTCTAGATTTTAGTTTTAATAGTGGGTCTCCGTCTAATTGAGAGGTAATTTTGTTTTCTTCTTTTGCAAATTCTGCTGTCATTTCAGCAATCAATGTTGCTTTTCTACCTTCTACTTTTTCTAAAGTAGCTTTAATTTGTTGTGCAACCATAGGATCTTGCATTGCCACTTGTTGTAGTTGTTGCACTTCTAATAATTCTTGTTGAAACTCTAATTGTACTTGTTCTTGCGCCATGATCGTAATGTGCTCTAGAATATTTTTTTGTATAGCACCCATAACCATAGGTGCATTTCTAACCATATTAACTTGCATGAAATTTAAGTGCGCTTCTATGTGTGCTCTGTGGTCCTGACCTGGAAAAGCTTGAAATGGTTTCATAGCTAATGCTTGAATGTGTTCCATACTTGGGTCCATAGGTGTTGGTTGCGCTGGTGGTGGTAATATTTGATTTATATTTTTTACACCAATCGCTTCATACATTCCTCTGTATGCTGCGTATAGATTATGAATTTGTGGATTAGATGTTGCTAATTGTAATTGTGTTTGTGCCAAAGATATTCTTTGTGTTTGTGAAAATATATTTGGATCAGCTACAGGTAAAATATCTACTCTATCATCAAAGTCCATCATTTTAATTGTCCGCGTTCCGCCGACAACGTCGTATGGATATTCTTTTGGTAAATAAGTTTTAAATACATCAGCTAATAATTTAAATTCTTCTTTTAAACCTACGTATAATCTTTTGTGTATTGCTGACATTACTCGCGATCCACGCTCCAATAATGCAATCGTCGTGCCTACCGGTGCTTGTGGATTACCAGCACCCACTTGCATATCAGCGATAGCCGCGAATCGTTGACCTGCACCAACAACAATACCGAGTAATTGTAAAAGGACCGCTGATGGTTCTTTGTATGGTAGAGTCATGAACTGATCACGGATGTTGCCGCCCGGAGCGTCGACATCTCTAAACTCTCCAGGTTGTAATGGCTGCGCATCATCTCTAACTCTTATACCTCTTGATTTAAATCCAGCTGGCAGGTTAGATAATGTTCCAGCATCTAACAACTGTCTTAAAGCTGTGGTCGCTGTTCTTGACAGTCCACCAATCATGTGGATTAGACCAAAACCATAAAACCCTAAACCAGGTAAAAATTTAAAATGTACAAAATAATTTGTTTTATTTTTTAATGGATCATCTTGTTTAAAATTTCTTCTAATAGATAAAATTTTTCTAGAGCTTTCATCAACAGTAACAACATAAGGAAGTTTGATACCCGTCATTTCTCCTTCTTTCATATCTTCAAAACCTTCTAAATCTAAATTAACATGACACTCTAGCAATGTGTGTATGTCATCTTGTTTTAATTGTTTAACACCTTCTAGCTCTTGTTCTTTCTTTGTAATTTCGTCTGTCTCCATACCGGGAGTAGTTATCTCTATATCAGAATAAAAACCTGATACTTGTTGTTTACGCAAATCGTTTGCTGACATTTTTATAACGTGAACAATTGCATCTGCGTCCTCTAAACTTGATGCTGAGTAGGGTACTACCAAATCATCGGCAGGTATAAACTTAGAGACCGCCCTACCCAAAAGATCATCGTAATAGACCTTCTTAAAAGTCGACCCACTTAGAGGGAGGTAAAACAACATTTGGTCGAACTCCGGCTCATATTCTTTCATCTGGTCCATGATCTGGTAATTCATAAAATCTTTTACTCTTTGAGATTGATCTTGTTTTTGTGGAGTCTGTGCTCCTAAAATTTGTGTTCTTACAGGTCCGTCACTTGGTAATAATTCTTTGTATGCTTGTGCTTGAAACTGTGTAATGGCCTCTGATAATACTGGGTGAGTTACTCCTGATGCACCTTTAAATGGTTCCGTTCTTCTTTCATATTTAAAACCAAGAAGATCTAAACCATTCTTGTATGTATCCTCCCAATCTTTTCTTGAAGATCTATAATCTTTATAATCTGCTACAAGTTGTGAACCGAGTGGATCTAAAATACTATCATCTAAAAGATCTGCTAAATTTTGAAAATGTGATGTGGACTCCATAACAGGAGCATTTGGATCAAAAGAAATTTCAGCACCACCATCTGGTGTTTCTGTTATCTCAACATCTTTTTCTTCTTTTTGTTCTTCAGGAATATTAACTATCTCGTTGGTGTTGACATCTTCAACTTTCAACTCAGCTTCGTTTGGTAATCCTTTTTCTATTTCTGCCATATCGCTGTTCTACCTTCTCTGATATAATTGTGCAACGCCTTGATTCATTGGACCCCTCTCAGGCGGTATTGTATCAGTTAATCCACCTTTATAAAAGCCCTTTTTTATGTCTAATTCATCATCTATTTCTTTTATAGTTTGATCACTGACATCGTCAAAATCATCAAAAGTGCCGTCTCTGCTAGGTACCTCTTGCATTTCATCATATTCATCAGGTGGTTTCTTTCCTTTTGTAGTCTCATCCGCTCGACCTTTTTTAATAGTAAAGGACGATCTATCCTCAATTACATCGTAAGCTTTATCACCACCTAATTGAATACCTGGTTTGTCTTTAGTAACTCTAACATCTCCTGTAGCTAAATCTTCTACTAATTCATACTCGCTACCATCTTTACCTTTGTATATAGTCACTTCTTGTAAATCTTGTGTTTGTCTAGTTTTATCAGGTGTACCTAATTTTTTAATTTTGTTTATTAACATCATAAGTTTATCAACACCAAGTTTAGCTCCTTCTGTAGCCATAATTCCTACCTTTGATGCTGGTTCTGCAAGTTTTAAATATTTACCAATAAAAGGTATCGATGCAATACCAGCTAAGAATTTCATAAATTTTCTTTTGCTTGGGTCTGCAGGACCACCTTCTTTTAAACCTTCTCCGTAATAGTCTATAAGTTCTGGAGCTTCAGAAGCTATCCTTGCTTGTCTATTTAACTCTCGTAAAGTATTTAATTTTTCTTGAACTTCTTCTAAATCAACTGACTCAATACCTTGTAAGTCAGGAGTGTAAAAATCAGAACTTAAACCAGATTCATCAGACTCTATCAACTCTCTTGCTTTAGCTTGTCTCTCCACAGGAGTCATTCTTGAAACATCTTGAATACCTTGAACTGCAGTTTGTAACAAAAATGGACTCGCTAAAACTTCTGCAGCTGATTTACCTTTTTTCATTTCGTTAATCATAAATCCTGCTTCAAGTGGTATAGCCAAAGGTGCTAATACTTTACCTGTTGCTTTAAGACCTTTACCAATAAGTTGTCTTCCTTTTTTAGTTCCTACTGCTGCAGCTCCTGTTCCTGCTGCAACTGTCTCTGGTAAAATACTTGTTGCTTCTTGAACTCCTGGTTCATCTGCTGCTAATAAACTTGGAGATAAAGTAGCTCCTGTTACTAGCGCTGCTTTTCCATATGATGTTTTAAATAATGCTTTAACTAATGGGTTTTCTATATTTTTTTGTGCAAAGTTAGTAAACTTTTTTATGTTTCCTAAAGAGGGCTTTGCTTTTTCATAACTTTTTGCAGCGACATCTAAATTTTTCATAGTATTAGTTGAAATACTTTGAGGAGGAAATTCTATTTTTAAACTATTGAATATTTCTGCGTTTGGATTTTTTAAATAGTTTTTAAGAAGAGTAGAAGAATATTTAGCGTTTTTAAATGCTGACATTCTTTGATTAGTCTCTAGTCCAAATTGTTTAAAACCTTCCGTAACAGGTTTTGCGTTTACGATAGGAGTTGCATTTTTATTTTTGTCAAATTTTATATAACCTATTTCATATCCACCCGTTGCTTTTTTTACTGTGTTTCTAATATTATCAATAGTTTTATTATAAGCTTTTAAATCACCATCCTCTAAAAATTTAGTCACAGCACCTTTTTGTAAATTATCAAATCTTCTTTTAAATTGATTCAAAAAAGGCGAAGTTCTAGTCCCTGTTATTTCTAAAATTTTTCGATTTTTTTCTCCCTTTATAAAAGGAATTAGTGTTTTAGGAAAAGTATGTTCAAATACAGTTCCCTTATCAAAAAATTTAGAAATTGCTTTTCTCGGATCAGTAAAACTTCTTTTAATCTCTTTTGGTTTTAATACTTTCCTTTCAGCTAAATCTTCTTCTACACCTCTTGGAACATTAATTTGATCTATTCTTGTTTTTAAATTTTTAGGAATATTAAAACGTTTTTTACCTTCATAAATTTTATCAGCCTGCAGAGCCTGCGCCGCAGAGCTAAATCTTCCTTTAGAAAGATTAGATTTTTTAATAAGTTCATCTGAACTAATATTTGGATTATCTTTTAAAATATTTAAAAGTTTATTTGCGTCTTTTGTAACTTCAGGTTTTATTTTATCTAGCCCTCTTGGAGCAAGTTTTCCAAATTTTTTTATATTAAACTCTTTCACAATTCTTCCTAGAATTGATTCAGATAGAGGAACACCTTTTGTACCATACATTCTTCTAATTTCGACACGAGAGTTATTAGCAACGTCTTTTTTAAATTTTTCTAATTTTTTAGGATCAGCTCTTAATTCTTTTAATAATCCTTTTGGATTTAAAATGTTTTTTTCAAATGTTTTTATAAAACTACTTCTTTGCTGTGGAGTTAGAGAACTCCATTTACCTGATCTAGTTTTATTATAATATTCAGTTATTCCTTTGTATTTTTTTTCATAGTCACTTAAAGGTATGTTTGATCCTTTTACACCTCGGCCGTATCCCTCTTTTGTAACAAAATCACCTTTAGCAAACATTCTTCTAACTTCATCAGGATTCTCTAATGCAGGTTTTGCTTTTTCAAAGTTAGCGTCTCTTATCTTTTGTAATTCTTTCTCTGGTTTTTTCTTAGGAAGCAACGGTCCACGCTCCCCTTTTAATCTATCTAGTATCTCTATAAACATCTATTTTTTCCTAAACATTGTAGCGAGGCCACCGAATGCAAAACCGTCAAACACGTTCCCACCTTCTTTTTCTATTTGTGTTTCAATAAGATCTAACAAATCTTTTCTATCACTATCAGATAATTGTTTGAACTCTTGACTCTTGCCTCCAATTAAATCTTTTGCGTATTGTTTATTTTCTCTAGCACTATTTAATTTTATTTGTGTAGAGATACCACCCTTAACTCTTCTAGCTTCATCTCCACCCAAAATAACTTTAGGTTCAAAACCTTTGAACAAATCTTTAGCTTCATCAACTACAAATCCAGTGTCCTCTAATTTCTTTTTATCTAACGGATTTAGTTGTTGTCCTGAAGTCATCTTATCCATAACCTCCTGCACAGCTTTATTCATATTGTCTTGCTGTTTCTTTCTATCAGCCATAGCCTCAACTACAGCCAAATCTTCTAATTGTTTCTTTTCTGCAGGTGTAGGAAATCTTTTGTTTGATTTAACAAACTGCTTAAATAATTTATCCAGTGCAAATTTAAAAATACTTGTGCTCATCAATAATACTCTATGTCTCTTTTGAACTTAGGTTCATTTATGTCATCCTCTTTGTAGTCTTCTGGGTGAGATACAAATCCGCCTTCTCTGAATCTACGAATGGCTTGTGTTGTACTGTCGACCAAGTCATCGTGATCTCCGTATGGAAATGCAGCGCACTCCTCTATAACCTCTTCAGCAAACCTTTTATTGGGCGCCCATATCATACCTGACTCAAATAACGGTGAACAAGCGTTTACTCTAATATATTTATCATTGCCCCTATTGGGACTATAATTTACCACCGGTATACCCATCTGACGTAATTCGTGTGTCAAAGGTAAACCAGAAGCCTTAGACTCTATCACAACTGTCTCAGGTTTCCAATAGTTGTATTGCTCTAATGCCTTTCTTCTAAGATCAGGAAAATCATATCTGCCTTTCAAAGCATCTAATAATATAAGCTGATCTGGACCATCTGGATCTGGATTGAATACACCCCAAGTCGTGATAGCTGAATAATCGGCATTTTCTTTTTTTGAAAAAGCAGTGTCATAAGATTGTATAATATGTTTTACAGGTGGTATTTCTTCAGATGTCCATTCTTTCCACCATTCACGTTTAATGATTGCACCTTCTTCTGATGTAGGATTCTGCATCCATTGCGCGTTCCACTTTGGTACTGACAAAGATGCTTTAACACCTTCTAATTCTTCTTGTTTCCAAAACTCTGGCCATAGTGGTTTTTCATTACTCATAATGGCAGGAAACTCTACTAGTTCCCATTGATCTGCTTTTGGATCTTTAGCTTGTGCTTCCATAAGTTTTTGAGTCAAATCTTTTGTAGACCAACGAGTCATTACAACAACAATAACTCCACCAGGTTGAAGACGTTGTCTTGGTCCTGATGTATACCATTCGTATGCTTTTTCTAATGCTTCGGGATTCATTGCATCTTGTTCAGAGTGTGGGTCATCGATAATCAATAAGTCCGCACCACGGCCCGTGATTGCAGATCCAACACCGGCTGCATAATATTCACCACCTTGTGATGTTTCCCATTTGCCCGCGGCCTGTGAATCTTGTTTCAATTTTGTAGAAAAAAAATTTTGATACTCTTCCGTATCAATCATACTTTTTGCTTTACGTCCAAACCTTATAGCTAGTTCTGTATTGTGAGTCGTTTGTATGATTTTTAATTTTGGATTTATTCCTACCATCCAAGCAGGCAAGAAATTAGAAGCAAACTCTGATTTTGTATGTCTTGGTGGCATATTAATAATTAATCTTTTTAATTTGCCTCGTGCAATTTTATTAAATTTTTCTGCGATGACTTTATGATGTCTGCCTTCAATAAACTCTGGCCACATCTCTTTTACAAAAAATAAAAAATCTTTGTGAGCCTTTTCAGACTTTTCTATTACAGCTAATTTATATTTCAAACGAAGATAATCAACTGCATCTTCATCTGACATATTTTTTATTTCTTCTCTAATATCACCTTTTGTCATTATTTGATTTTTACCCCCTCCGGGTGTGTAAATCAAGCTATATACGGGTCTATATGTGGGACCCCTTTTGTATTTTAGGGGGTGGGTGGGCCCGCAATCAGCAAGTTTGCCAAGTCATTAGGATCCATTGTTAGTGGGTGGGTGGGCCCAAAAGCAACAAGCGGAGCGCCCCGCAGGGGCGCTCCGCTGTTAGTTATTTATTGTGTGTGATTAGTCTAGTAGTGTCATGTATGCTTTAGGATTTAGACGGCTAAACTTATCTAAAGCCTTTTGCATTTTGTCATACTCTTGCATCTCTTCTGCCTGCTTAACTATGTCATGCAACATAGCCTCTTCTCTTGTTAGCATTTCAGATTCACCAGAGTATGGATTAGTTCTTTTAATTATTCTATTCATCTAGTTTATACCTCCCTCATATTTTATTTTTGTTTTGCCTACCGCCATGCGCCACGCGCCTTGATCCAAATCCCAGTATATTAAACAGGGGTTACCTTGAGACGAAACAAAAGACTTTCCCTTAGTTCCGTCTGGTTTATCAAACCAACCTTTGCGAGTGATAAACTTTTGATGCTTCCTAGCGTAATAAGTTATATAGAAGTTATCTTTTGTCATTTAACCTCTTCTCCAACTCTAGGACTTTTATTGCTAACGTGTTAAGGTTGTTTGTATTTGTCTCAACAACCCCGCCTAACTTTTTTATGTTCTCGGCATTAGTTCCAATCATCTCAGCTAATTTCTTAGCCATTTTGTAGAGATTGACTGTGTCGTTTTCGTTGTACATTTTGCTCCTTTGTTGCTCCTATTTTATCATTTATTTAATTTGATTACAATAAACTCTATGTTC